AACTTATGGGTGCGAAGCCATGGAAGGGTAACACCAAGGGGCGTTTCGGAATCTGAATACCTAAGGACTACTTGACAGGGATACGGTGAGTGTGGTAGGATGCACGATGGGTTAGTCAAGGCCCACAACCGAGAGGTAAGTATATGAGTGATCCCACCAATGGCTCGGGCGAAGCCGAGACCAAGACCACGAAGTCCATCGTTCCGTCCAAGTATTCCGGCCGCTACAAGAATGGCGGCGAGGATGCGCTCGCACAGTTCATCAAGCAACAGTGCGTGCAGGACGGCAACTTCTCCTTTGACCGGTTCTTCCAGCTGATGGCTCAGAACGGAGTTCCGCAGGAGAAGGTTGAGCACTATCGCGGACAAGTCGCCGAAAAGCGCCATGGCGCAGAAGGTCGTGCTCGCATGACCCTTCGCAACATGCTCGCCACCATCGTGCGCAAGGAAGGCAAGGCAACCGGACTGGACGGGCGGGACGTAGAGATCTCGCTCCCCAAGGCGGCTTTGACGGGCGCTGCTAAGGCAGCGGCTGAAAAGTCGTCTACGGGTGCCGCCTCTGCTGCCTAAGCCTGTTGAGCGGCCCTCCGCAGGTTTGATTAGGTAAGCAGGACCCCCGGTTTCGCCACCGGGGGTCTTTCTGTATCTGAATATGCAAAGATATCTTGACAGCCGCGCGGCGGCGTGGTACACTATCTCCACGGCACACGACAGTGCCGGTGCAACGAGGTAGTGATGAGAGAAGAGACAATCAAGCAGCTTAGCAACACATGTCAGGAATTGACCTGGTTGGCTGGCATCATACGAAACGAGACTGATGAAGTAGTCTCCAGCGACGATCACATTGCAGTGATCCGGCATTACAACGATCTCCGCACCCTAACGGCCCTGATCAAGGAGTCCCGCGAGGCCCTCACCCAATTGGAGGAAAAGCTCTCGCGCGAGCAGGTGCCCGACGTGATGCGGAAGCACAACGTGCGCTCCATCACCGTCGAGGGTGTTGGCCGGGTGTCCCTTGGGACGCGCTGGTCTGCAACCATGCCCGACAAGGGAGCTGGGTTTGATTGGCTCCGCAAGAACGGACACGGCGGGGTTATCATCGAGACGGTGAACGCCCAGACCCTCGGCGCACTCGCCAAGGAACTGGGCGAGGAAGGCACGGAACTGCCAGCCCCAACCTTCACAACGAACGTCATGACGTACACAAGCATCACCAAGGTGAAATAATGAGCGATATCACCACGACGCAAGGGCTGCCATCCCATCTAGCCCAATATAAGAAGGCCAGCATCGGAAACGTCGACTCCTCGGATCGCATAATCCCGAGGATCAAGCTGATCCAAGCGATCAGCCCGGAATTGGAGTCATTCGACAGCGCCAAGGCGGGCCAGTTCTGGCACACCATCGCGCAGGAGAACCTGGGGCCGTCACTCAAGGCGATCCCAATCGTGATCCGCAAGTCATTCATCCTGTGGGCACCCCGAAGCGATGATCGAGGAATCCTTGCTCGCGCGATGGACGGCATTCATTGGGATCCGCCGAATGCGGAGTTCACGGTGAAGCCAAAGGGGTCCCCACAACAGGTGACCTACCGCACGCGGAACACGGTGGCGGAGTCCGGCCTCGACCAATTCGGGACCAGTATTCCGGGGGACCCCAATTCGCCCCCGGCAGCGAGCCTCACCTATAATATGATGTGGCTTCTAGTGGACTACCCGGAACTCAGCCCATCTATAATAATCAATACCCGGTCTAGTATTAAACCAATGCAGCAATTGCTGTCCAGGATTGATTCTAAACCGGTGCCGCACTATTGTCAAGTATATGAGATTGGTACAGTCCAGCAACGCGGAGCTGAAGGTCCATACTTTAATTTCACGTACACTGGGCAAGGATTTGCGGATCAACAGCAGGCAACATACGCCAGTGCCTTGTACGAACAGTTCGGCAAGGGAGGATGGGTGGCCAATGACGAAGCTGAGGATGAACCAGTATTCGATAAGGCCAACCCCAAGAATATTGATGAAAAGGTAGCTGGTAAGTTCTAGTGTACGACTACAAGGCAAATAGACGCAACAGAGCGATACAATTCACGGAGTACAAGAAAACTCTGTTGTGCATGGATTGTGGCATCCGGGATCACCGGGTGCTGCAATTCCACCATAAGGACCCCGATAGCATCAAAAAACTTCCTAATGGCAAGAAAGTAAGGGTCCCGCACATGGTTAGGACAAGTAGTTGGAAGACACTACTCAAATACATGTCCCAATGTGACGTTCTGTGCGCCAATTGCCATATAATACGGCACTATACGGAATGAAACAACTAGTAGACCCACAGTTGGCGCTCGACATCGTTCGCAGCTGCCCTAAGCCAATCGCATTTGATACTGAAACCACCGGGTTGACGGTGAAGGATAGGATCTGCGGTTACGTCATCACGAATGACGAGTATTCAATATACGTGCCAGTCCGCCACGAGGCAGGAGGCAATATCCCCAATGTGGAACAATTTGAAGCGGAACTTGGTCGAAATTTTCGGGACCGTGGAAGACAATCGTTTAGAACTGTTGGTCATAATTTGGGCTTTGATTTGCGTATTTGCCTTAGGCATGGTGTTAGGCTTACTAGCCCGCTAGAAGATACGATGATCAATGAAGCGATCATCAGCGACATAACGCAAGGATACGGCCTCGATGATTCATGTCTGCGTCGCGGTGTTACACCTAAGCGCGGGTCCGATCTATACGCTGAGATTGCCCGTAGGTTTGGTGGACTACCCGACCGAAAACAGATCGGTAATTTCTGGCGGATTGAAGGAGATCACCCCCTCGTTGTCGACTACGCCACGGGCGATGGTATATCTACGCTGGAATTGTGGGCGAAACAACAACCCATCCTCGATGGAGACGGGTTGCGGAAACCATGGCAATTGGAGTGCGATCTCTTGCCATACGTTGCACGGATTCATGGTCGGGGATTACGAATCGATCCCGAATACGCAGAGCGGATAATTCCGGACGTCGCGGCGGCCATCGCAGAGGCCAGCAAGGTATTCGTGCCTGGCTTCAACGTTCGTTCACCCAAAGCAGTGGAGGGATTATACCGTGCCAACGGATACACCGAAGAAAGGTTCGCCAAAACGGACGGGGGCGCATTCTCGTTCACCGAAAAGTGGCTCGAAACCAACGAAATCGGGCAAGCCATACTGGCAGTCAGGCGGCTCGAAAAAGCAAGAGACAGCTTCATTACCCCCCTCATCGACACCCACAACATCAAAGGAAGGGTCCACCCAATCCTTAATCAGTCTAAATCAGATGATTACGGAGTGGCAGGCGTCAGGTTTTCCTGTTCAGAGCCTAACCTACAAGCTTTCCCAAAAAGGAATATTGAGGTTGGCCGAGTGGTTCGAAGGCTTGTTGTTCCTGACGAAGGATTCGCCATCGAGGAGGCTGATGCTAAACAACAAGAGCCAAGACTCTTCACTCATTATTCAGGCGACCCCATCCTCGTCGAAGGATACCGACGTGGAACTATGGATATTCATGACAGAGCGTCCGACATCCTCAACTTAGACCGCGACACCGCCAAGCGAATGTCGATGGGAATGCTAACTATGATGTCTCCACCCACCTTGGCGGGGCACATGCGTTGGCCCCTGGAAAAGGCGCGGGCTGCCCACAAGACTTTTCTAACTGACGCCTTCCCAGATATCAAGGTGTTTCAGGACACGGCGGTCCAGGTATTTAAGAGGAGGGGCTATGTCAAGACCCTCCTTGGGCGGCGGGCCTACTGCGATAATCCACAGTTCGCCTATAGAGCTGTATCGCGCATCATCCAGAACGTGGGCGGGGAACACCTGAAGATGTGCCTGCTCGCCGCGTGTAAATATGAGGACGCCTACCCCAATGACTTACAGGTCCTGCTTACCATTCACGATAGCTTGCTGTGGCAACGGAACCCAGGACACGATGTTAGCGACTTGATTCACGCCATCGAACACGTCGCGGAGGAACTCGAACTGGCGGTGCCCATTCCGTTCGGGCTTGGTAGTGGTGCAAATTGGGCGAGGGCTTCTTATGGTGAGAAGCTAGACAAGTATGAGGATTAAAAATGAAAAAGATGCTACTTGCCACCGTCGCACTCGCGGCGTTGGTTCTACCCGCGCAGGCTGCTCTAATTCGAGATCTGGGCATCAACCCAGTGTCTTCGACTGGCAACTTCAATAACAGTGTTGGAGGGGGACTATTCGCCGACTTTTACTCCTTCCAAATCGTTGGTGGTGGTCCGCTAAGTGTGACATACGCAAGCGCTACTAATGTCTACACGGCGCCCTCTGACTTCATCACCAACTTCACCGGACAGTTGTGGCGGCAGGTTGGAGCAGTTCTAGGCGATGCGGATGACTTCGAGCAAAATACCGCAGTGCAAGCGGTGCCTTGCCAGCAAAATCCAACCGGGTGCCAAATCCTTGCCGGAAGCGCCACCTTGGCCCCCGGCAGATATTATCTAACGATTAGCGGCATCGGCGGCGGAACTGCAGGTTACGGCGGCAATCTAACCACCGCGAGCTTAGTGCCAGTTCCCGGTATGGCATTGGCTGTTCCTCTCGGGGCGCTCGGCCTCGCTTGGTTTGCACGTCGTCGCAGGCGTGCGTAAGACCTAGGGCAGTATCGAAAGGTACTGCCTTTTTTCGTATTCAGAACAATAGAAAGACACCTTGACAGGTGGACGGGGGCGTGGTACGATGCCATACAGGGATGGAGACCCTACAGTTGAACTCGAGGCGAAAGTTGAGGTCACGACGGCCAAAGCCTACCTTATCCACCCCACGATGGGGCCGAAGGAAGAGGTGTGGTTGCCCAAGTCACAGACTGTCGCTATGGGCGAACCGGACGAACACGGAAACCGTCAGTTCGTGGTTACGCAATGGTGGGCAAGACAGGCCGGTGTGGTGGAATGAAGTCTGAGTCCAACGTCAAGCGGTACATAGTCAATTCGATGAAGGAGCACGGGGGTTATGCCCGCCGCATCGAAGACCAATATGCCGTGGGTATTTTCGACATGATTCTCATCCCGGTCGGGCTGCCGGTATTTTGTGCCGAAGTGAAGATCATCCAGCACGACATGTTTGGACCGACGCCGAGACAAGCAGTCGAGCTGCACCGAATATCCGAAGTAGCAAAGGACGGGGGCCACGTTATCCCTGTCATGATTGGCTACAAGGACGGAATATTCTACTTCCACAAGCCCCAATCCAAGATCCAACGCACCGAGTGCTTCTCGGTTACAACCACGGAGGCCCCGTTCTACCGTCAATTGGTGTTGTACTACTACTCAATAAAAGGACTAAAATGACAGATCCCCTCACTATCTCGGAAAACGTCCTGGCGGAAGCTAGCCACACAATTCGAGAACGGCACAGACAACACGGCCACACCGAAGATTCGTTCCGTATGATCGCCGAAATGTGGAGTAACTACATAGCCCATGCTTACACCATGCGGAGAGAAGAAAAGTTGCGCCCCTACGACGTAGCCCAAATGATGACTATGGTGAAGATTGCCCGGTCGGTCTATGGTTATTCGCCTGACAACTACACAGATGCAGCTGGTTACATCGCGCTCGCTGCGATGCTTACCCCCGTGCAGATACAACAAGAGGAATAACATGCAGCTGTTCAGACCCCGTGGCGTGCATTGCGTCGTGGATGGTCAATTTGGCTCGACTGGAAAGGGACTTCTGAGTTCCTACTTGGCCGAGCAAGTGACCAAGCGGGACAATGTACAGTATTTTGGCGGCGCGATTTACAGCGGCGGCCCGAACAGCGGACACACTTCCTATTTCGAGGGGCGGAAGATAGTGCTGAAGCAGCTGCCTACCTTCAGTGTCCATCTTTCGCTCCACAACATTCGGATGCGAACGTACCTGTCGGCTGGCGCGGTGATTGACCGCGAGGTTCTTAGGCAAGAAGCTGACGAGTTTCCCAATATACCCATCTTTGTGCACCCCAATGCAGCCATCGTGACGGACGAGGACAAAAAGGCCGAAGAGTCTGGTTCTATAGCAGAAGTAGCTGGGACCCGGAGCGGAACCGGAGCCGCGTTGGCCCGCAAGGTAATGCGAGTACCATCCGCGATTGCTAGAAGATCGCTTGGCAACGTCGCGCCCAATGTAGTAATACAAGATCACCGGCTGAAACCGGAGCGCAACGCCTATTTTATGGAAGTCGCGCAGGGGTTCAGCTTGGGGATCAACTCTCACTTTTACCCCAAAGTCACCAGCCGCGAATGCACCGTGATGCAAGGATTGGCCGACGCTCGCATCGCTCCTGCCCATTTGATGCGTACTTACATGGCCATCCGAACATATCCAATTCGGGTGGGTAACGTGGACGGGTATTCCAGTGGGGATTGGTACAATGACCAAGTGGAGACAGATTGGGACAGCCTTGACAGGGAACCCGAGCTGACCACGGTCACGAAGCGGGTGCGGCGCGTTGCCACATTCTCCATGGATCAATTCAGCGATGCCTGCCACGCCAATCACCCCGATATAGTGTTTATCAGCCACATGGATTATCTGTCCAGAACCGACCAGCGGTCCTTGTTGGACGATATAAAAGAGTTTGGGCATCGAGCGAATATGAGGTTCGAAATCTTAATGTCATTCGGTCCAACCATAAACGATGTGCGCAGAGAGGAGGACATGATTTATGACTCTAATGGTAGTTAATGTTCCGCCGTCATTGAAGATGTACGAGGACATGTTGCATGGATTCTTCAGAACCATGATCATGAAGCTGGACAAGAACTCTCACAAGGAGACGCCGACCAAAGAATCCCTCCCCTCCATCATGGATCTACTCCGCTGCGAGATTACGGAGTTTGAAGAGCAGCTGATAGTCGACAAGTTCGACGAAAACTCGCTGATAGAACTAGCGGATCAGGCCAACTTCTCATTCCTGGCCTACGCCGCATTGAGAATGCAAGGCGTGCAACATGAGCAAGACAAGGAAAGTTACTCTGCTGCTAAATGAGGATGATTGCCTATGGTTGGAGAAGGTGTACAACACATCATGGATCAAACGAATTCAACAGCACATTCGGAACGAAGTGGAGATACGCCGTCAGGACGGTGCGCAACCCCTGAAGATGAGGGATCCGTGGACCTCTTGACCGTCCAGCGCAAAGCGCTGAAGGAAGCCAATGGGATACCGGGGTTTGCTTACTTCATGGAAATGGGGTTAGGCAAGACCCTTACGGCATTGGCTGAATTCGTGCGAGCGGTGGACGATGGGCGAGTTACTCGCTTAGTGGTGATCTGCCCCAACTCCTTCAAAGCGGGGTGGGTTGAAGAGATCAACAAGCATAACATCGACGTGGACCCCTATATCTTCATATCGGGGAGCGCTTGGAATAACGACAATTTCCTGAAGAGAAAATTCGAGCGCCCACCGGTTCTCATAGTCAACTACGAGGCGATCCGCAAGGAAGAGACGCGAAATTACATCACCAAATTCGTTCAAGGGCGCGGCGCAATGATCGTCCTCGACGAGTCAATCCAAATCAAGACTTATAACAGCCAGCAGACCAAGGCCGCGCTTACCCTAGCGCCGCTGTTCAAGATTCGGCGCATCCTGTCGGGCAAGCCCGTCACCCAAGGACCTCATGATCTTTGGGCACAGATGAAATTCATCGGGGCGATCACCGACAAATACTTTCCCTTCAAGACCACGTTCTGTAAGATGGGCGGGTTCAAAGCTAAGAAGGTGGTGGGCACCCAGAATGAAGAATTGCTCGCCGCCAAGATAGATAAGTACGTATTCCGGGCCTCCAAGGCGGAGTGGACCGACCTCCCGCCCAAAATGTACACTTCGCGGCAATACGAACTGACGCCCAAGCTGCGGTCAATGTATCAGAGTATGGAGGACGACTTCGTAATCTGGCTCAATGAGATAGAGAACGTGTCGGTCGACGCCTTCATCACGAAGTACATCAAATTGGCGCAGATCCAATCCGGATTCATCATCAAGGAAGATGGGACCACCGAGGATTTAGTTCCGCCCGACCAAAATCCCAGGTTCCAGCTGGTCAAGGAGATAGTGGAAGAATCCACCAGCAAGATAATTATCCCATATGTTCACCGCCATACGCTGAACATACTGCTCGACACGCTGAGCGAATCCAACCCCGCGATCATTCGCGGCAACATGCGGCCGGAAGAGATCGAGTGGGAGAAGGAAAAATTCAACAATCACAGTGACTGCCGGGTAATCCTATTGCAGTCCAAAGCGGGAAAGTACGGTCATACCTTGTTAGGCGGCGCTTCGCCGACCGATAGATGCAGTACAATGTTATTCGCTGAGAATTCGTACTCTCTGGACGACCGAAGCCAAATAGAAGATCGAATGCATCGCCATGGCCAGACTGCTTCACACTGTTTGTACATTGACCTTTGGGGTACCCAATTGGACCGTAAGATAACGATGGCGTTGCAAGCAAAAGAAAGCATAGCGCAAGCAGTATTTCAACACTTCGGGAAAAATTACTCCTCGTTGTAGTAGTCCAACAACCCACGCGTTGTTCCCTTACCCAGTCTTCTCTTAGCGATTGGTGTCATCGGACCTTCGAATTTTCTACGGCCAGCCAACAGGCGACGGAGATCCTCTACTGCTTCCTTGGTTCCGCCCGCTGACAATCTTTTCGCCCCCTGAGCGCCAATTTCGGTGGCCGCTAAAGCGCCCATCATCGCCGCAGGACTTCCCGTAGTAAACCCCAGAGTAGTGCCAAGTCCGGCACCAACTATTCGGTTCTCCAGCACATTGGCCGCGCCTCTGGTGAACCTAGTGACCGGATCCCCTTCGTAAATTTTCTTCAGCGCGGCTTGTTGTGCACCGGGCTGAAACGACGACATATTAGCGCCCCCTATGTCGCGGAAGGCATCTTGCAATGCTCTTTGCTCTGCTGCCACTCCTTTACCGGCAGATGCATTCAAGGCTTGGTTCTGCGCTATGTCGGCACGTTGCACCCGTGTCGGCGTTTGCCCCGCCGGAACTCTCATAATTGAAGATCTGGGTACCGAATCATCGATGCCTCGATACCATTTTACTCCCTTGTTGAACAGATCGCCCGCAGCTTGGCCAATAGCTCCGCCAGCCGCGCCAAGCATGCCTCCTTCAGATATATCCTTTCCATGAGTTGCGGCGTCAACGCCTCCGTAAAGTCCACCTTCTGCCGCGCCCACGGTTCCCTGAACCACCTTTCTGGCAGCGGGGCCTCCACCCCATCTGGCTACTCGCCCAATCGCGCTCGGAATATAGCGCGCCGCCATGCCAATGTCTAGCGGGACTCCGGCCCACCCCATGTTTCGCCTGGCCGTCTCGGCGTTCATTGTCGCTTCATCGGTGCCGGTTAACTTATCCACCAATGCCGGAACTGTGCCCGCCGATGCAACGTCTATTCCACGCATCGCAACATCGCCCATGGCGGAGAATGGCTTGGCCCATATCGGGGCTTCCTGGAACTGCTTTTGGCTCGCCGCCGTGTGCTCATCCTGGCGGAAGCGTTTTAGGTCCTTCTGCGCCGTGTCGAAGTCGGGCGCGTCGACTTCGTACTCTACGCCGCCTTCATTAAACTTGTATACGGTCATGGACTTATCCGTCTAATAGTAGTTCCGCTACCTTTGGCTGCATTCGCCTTGTTGGCCTGCTCCACCAATATCTGATCGGCATAGGCATTGATGCGACTGTTCATTTGCTCTTCGGGTATGTCTTCTGCCGCCATTATAATCATCGCTGCCTTGACACGAGCCAACGCTTTCTTTGCTTCAACGGGATCCTGACTATGACGGAGATCAGCAATGACCGCCGATAGCATTCGGTTTTCCTTCTCGGTCACTTGGCCCAGACCAGATGCCCCACCCATAGCCTCCGCTCGCATCTGCTTCAGTTGTTGGAACGCTGCGTTGGCCTCAATAGTGTTCCTTGCGGAGTCGAATGTGTCCGTGGGCAATCCGCCGGGCGAAATCATCCTGGCCCAATTGGATCCAAATCCGGTTACTCCCCACTTGTCAGCCACCGAAAATGCCTTATCTACCGCAGTCGACACGTTGCTTGCGGCGAACGCGGCATTCGCCTTCTTCATGCGCTCGCCCTTTTCTTTCTCCACCGTCTCCTTATCCGCCGCCGCCTTAACATCGGCGGCCTTAGAACCTTCGATCTTATACTGCTTCGGCTTGCCATCCTCGAATATCTTGGGTTGACCGGCATTAGGACCGTCTGTATGCCGAATATAATCATGCCCCGGCTCCGGAGGAGGCAGCTTAGCCCCGGTATCCGCCGTATTAGCTGTGGCGGTAACATTCGTACCGGGGTGCTTCAGCTTCATGTACTCTTCGACGGACAGCGGCGGTTCGCCGCGCTTTGCCCTGATCGCGTTGATGCCCTCATATTCCTTAACAAGAACGGGAGGGATCGCCCCAAGTGGAGCACCCATTGGATCGCCGGTTCGCTTGCTGACCAGTACCCTTCCTTCCGGAGTATCCTGGAATTCGCCTTCCTCTGGCTTCACCCCGCCCAATTCTACGATCGACTTGCCAGTGCGCGGATTGTATAGAATAGTCTTGCCGGTCGCTTGATCGGTCGCTGAACCCAAATTCTCGGTTGAATAATGCTTGATCACTTCGTCCAGCTTGCCGCTGCTCTCCAGGTATTGAATTTGCTGCGGAGACATTCCGTACTGCTTCATCAAGGCTGGTAGCGCTTGCTGACGAACTAGTGCAGCTTGCTGCTGGGATCTCCGCGCATCGAAATTAAGGATATCGGTGGGGGTAAGGCCCAATGACCCGCCCCCTGCGCCCGCTGTTCTAAGCAGGGCCGCACGATTCTCCGGATACTTGGAAAAGCCTGCCGCGATAGTGGTAAGGCCGGAGTCCAATGCCGCCGCATTCTGACTCTTCTTCATCAATTCGATGTACATATTCGCCAGATCGGGAGGCGACTGCTGCATCTTCGGCGTGGTCTTTGGATCAGCCGGATTAGTAAGGGGAGTCTTGGCCCCCTGCGGTGCAGTATTGGGATCGGGCTGAGGCTGGGGGTTGGCCGGGTTGGTGGCAGCACCATCCGGCCCCCCGCTCCCGCCCAACGCCGTCTGTATGGCTGCGTTGGGGTCCATCCCGCGCTTAATCGCCTCAAGAATCTGATACATTTCCATTACATTGGCCTTTGCGGACGCTTAGCCAACAGCAGTTGAGACATAAGCTGTTGGGCTAGTTGTTGCTGCGCCATAATTCGGTGATCTACTGTAGCGCCGCCAGTGGGAAGTAATGGTTCTGGGGCTGGAGGGGCTGGGTTTATACCCTTCGCCATCTCCCCCAATCCTTCCAGTCCTGAGGCGAATGGGGTGCCCTTCCCGCCCTTTCCATCCGCGCCAAGTAGGGAATTGTCCACCGGAGGCGGAGTAGGGGCGGTATTGAGAGTAACCCCGGTATTAGCCGCCGACGCAATGGGAGGGTTAGGGTTTGGCGCGACCATGGGCGGAGCCGTGGTTGTCGTCGACGCCGGGTTGAATAGTTGGTCCCTTGTCGCTACCGGAGCGGCGGTCATCTGATTAGACATCAGCGACATCCCATTCGGACCATACCCATAATATTGCATTATCTTTTCCGCCGCCTTGGGGCCGGGCAAATTGGGGTCGATCCTATTTACCACTAGATTATTGGGGGCAGCGTTACCCGCGCCGGTTCGCATCAACGCGGCGGTTCCGGCTCCCTGTTGGTGTGCCAATGCTAGTTCGCCATGAGTTGGCTCGCGGCCCAAAGTCCGACGAAGAGCATTGCGATTATCCTCAGTAAGACGAACGGCAGCGGCAACGTTCGCATCGACGTTCGCTCGCCTGTCGCCTTGGTAATCGAGCAGCCCGTATTTTCTGCCGGTGCCTTTGGTGAATTGGAAGAGACCGGCGGCACCAGTCGAAGATGTGAGGTTGGGGTTAAAGCTGCTTTCTTTTCTCGCCAGATTATAGTAATATTCTCGATCCCCCGGAGGCGCGTACTTATCGATGATGGCTTTGATGTGTTGAGGTATGCTGGTCAAGACAATACCTCCATCAAATTACTGTAATTGACGACCTTGTGCTTGCCCACCTTGCTGACGGCAGACGGGAATTTTTTCTCAATGTCTTGGGCCATCGGACCGACTATCTTTGGGTAGCTCTTGGGGTCACCCTTGTACCGATACGAATACATCGGGATATCGCCGTCCGTCAACTTCTTGATGTCGGTTTTGGTGTTTCGATCCGACAATGCCAGCAGCGCTGGAAGTGTCTTTAGTGCGCCCAGTCCAATAGTGGACCAGTCCGGACCCTTATCTTCGCTGGTGCCGGTTTTGGTTGTCGTCTCGGTCTTGCCGTATGGCGACATACCCAATGCCGCCAGCCGCAAGTTCAGCTGCTCCACCGGATAATTACGTGCCTCGCCCCACTTTTGCATTTCGGCGTCGAGACCTCGTTGGGCTTGCGTCTGATCTTGCTGCCCCGCATACATAAGGGATTGAACGTCTTGAGCATTCCCCGCCAGCTTGGTCCCGGCGGCGTTCAGATACCCCGCGCTGGCATTCTGCAGCCCGGTTCCAGCCGCGCCCATCCCGGAAGCGCTGTCTCGGATTCCCGCCGCCGTGTTGAGATACCCTTGGCCGACATTACCATAGCCGGTCGCGGTGTTTTGCATTCCGCCGACGGTTCCCAATAGCCCCTGCCCGCCCTTGAAATACTTGTCGCGGTCGGCCAATGCCGTTGCGGTAGCGGTATCGAAACCTGCCTTCCTAAGGGCTGCGGATAAGTCCCCGATACCAGCGGCACCCTCTCCTGCCGTAACGCCGCGTTCGATGGCGGAGCGAGATCCACCGAATGCGCCCGCCTTCTGGGCCGCGTCGGTTACACCCAACAGTCGCTTGTCCAACGCCTCGTTGGCATTGGTAATTGCCCGGCTCTCAACCTCATTGATGTATGGATTCAAGAACTTCTGGATGTCGAGTTCGCCGGTCCCCTGTCGGAACATGTCGGCAGATTCAGCAAGGAGCGGATTGGTCTGGTCCAATACCCCGGATGCCTTCGCCTGCATCGCATTAGCGGCGGCATATTGGGGGTCGGCCTCCTTCAGCTTGGCCAACATATTGTTAAAGACAGTCTGGGAACTGTCCAACGCCGCCGTCGACTTGTCTATGTATGGATTGGCCGCCCCAATATTTGATTGGATTAGCTGGTTGCCTTGGGCGGTATATGGAGAAGTGTCGGCAACACGCTGACCTTGGTATTGCTCGAACGGCCTTCCTGCCACGTCTTTGGCAAATTGGTAATTCTCCTGTGAGCCTTTCTCAACCCACTCAGGAAGTTCTACCTTACTAATCTGGGTAGTTGTGGACGGCTGGTTATTGGAAGGGGGCATCTTATATATCCTTCGAGAACAGAGAGCCGATCTTCTTCCAGCCGGGGGTCTTGAATTCGGTCCAGCTTTCCCGCCCCATTGCGGTGAGAAGATTAGCGCCGTTTGCTTTGGCCCAGCATTCCAGCTTGGGTTCCAGCTTCAATACATTTTCCATCGATCCCGCCAGATACATTATATTGACCGCTCTGCGCCGTGGCCAATCGTGTATCTGGGTAAGGACCCAGGTATCACCTTCCACATGACCTTGTATCTTGCCACTGCGAAGGTGCTCTTCGATATCATCCAAAGTGAACAGTCCCCCGTCTAGTTTGAGGGCCTTGTCCATCTTTCTTTTCATTACGGGATCGGTGATCTTCATCCCGACACCTTCGTTATCGACAACACTCCCGTGTCGCTCACCGTCAGTTCAAACACGTACTTGCTCGGGGAGTACAGTAGAACCGACCGGTTGCCCGAGTTGGAGCTGAGTACGTCCTTCCTCTCTCGGTCCAATTCCCGGACCATATTGACCAGGAATTGGGTGAGAGCATTATCTTGAAACTGTGGTACAAGTAGTTTCACTTCTTGCCCCGTGCTTTGGCGTCGAATATAATCGGTCCGACCGTAGACCAATCTACATTCTTAACCATGTCTATGCGCAACCGGACGTCGCGCGCCGTCTCGCGAATATCCACCCAGCCGTGCCCATTCACCGCGCGTTGCGGCGAGTACTTTTCTTCGCCGTATTTGGTCCGATCGGTGTTCATCGCCAGCCGGAAGGCAACGGCGGTCCGTTCCCCCGCGATGTCGGGAAGTATCTTGGTGATAGTAATCCAATTCTCCCCGCCCGCGATATTGAGCGTCTGGGATTCTATATACGGCATATAACGCGCATCGGGGTAAACCACCCCGGATTCGTGCTTCCAGATAGTCCACCCATCCGACATAATTGGGTTACGCTCATTGCCGTACGTAAGTCCACATGTTCTGCTAAGATAACCCGGCATCCAGATCCTGGAGCGGTAAGCCAAAGCGAGGTAACGACTGGTCAATGGTCCCAGATTCTTGTCGACCCAGAACCACCAAATCTCGCCACGGTTCGTCATGCTCACGATGTGAGATTCGCGGACAGTTCGGTCGAAGTCCATATCCTTGGATATTTGGTCCCAGATCGGGCAGGGAACTGTGCCGACCGACGAGCCGTTAAATATCCAGCAACCTTCCACCGACACCCAAACGATCCCCTCCGGGATCGCGGACACGGAAGAGGCGCTGATTGGGATTGGCACCCTGCCAACTGGACGAATGCGATACACGTAAGGAAGCCCGATGTGATCCACCAAATGGGACATCGCGGGCGTAAAAATAAGAATACCGGCGCTTGATAGATGCACCGAGATAATCGGAGAATAAGGGTCGACCGTATACATTCCCGCAGTATTGGTGGTACTGGCGAAATCCCAGTCCTCTAAGTCCTCTTGGCTGCACCACCCGAAGTCGGAAGTATTGCCGCCCATGCTGAACAGCATACAATGCCGCTCGGGGGTAATTACGAACTGGCGATTGTTGGTCGGAGCGCCAGTTACCGCTACGAGCAAAGTTGTTGGCGTTGCAGGCGACCAGCGTAAAAGTCTGCCATCGTAGCTGGTCATAACCAACAGGTCTTGACCCCAATTGTCTAGCGACCACGCCGGGGAAAACTTCGCCATGGTAGAAGTGCCGGGGCGAGGCGTGCCGTAAGTATGCTCGCCAAAGTCCATTTCACCGTAACCGGGGATTCCGGCAGGTAAGGCTGCCATTCCCCCGATTGGCGTAATATCAGATAGGCTGCCTCCGGTGTCAATATAAACATGGCTCTCGCACAGGAACGCGGTATAGATGATGTTGGTTAGCGACACCCAGCGGTGAATCTTGCGCACCTTAGAGGCGAATACCGCCCCGGAATATGCCTGCTTCTCCCATCCACCAACCGGTCGGAGCGTGGTTCCTTCGTCCCAACGCACAAGGTTGCTGTCACGCCAATTGGTTATCTTGGCGTTGCGCGACAGGAGGGTTGTAACCCCGGCTGGAAATTCAACTGCGAGCATTTAGTTTGTTCTCAAGCTCCTCGATCCGCGCCAACATCTTATCCATCGGATTTTCTGGTTGCGGCGGGTCCGATATCTTTCCCGTCTTGATGTCGATAATCTTGCTGGCAAATTCGTCGATCGGATTCTTGCCCTTGTAATCGGTGATTTCAATTACTTGGTGATTGGCAGGGAACAGATCCGGGGCATTGCGAGTAGCGGTACTTATAACTGTCGACTCACCTTCCTTCCGGACCGTCATCATTACGCTACCCTTTTTGAAAGGGTTTTCCTTGTGTACGTAGTCGTACCAGTCTTTGTCGTCATTCTTGCGCTTGACATATTGTACTTCCCATATCATCACCTTCTGGGGGCGATCTGGTTTGTACTGGACCCAATGACCGTGATCAATGACCGTCATGTTCTTACCTACGAAGATGCACCAACCGTGTAAAAAGCGCCAGCTATGTTTAGCTGTAGATACCTATGCCTTGTTGCGTCAAGACCGCCTGTAGATCTTCGAAAAGATATACATACAGCGTTAGCACCGAGAGGTTCATTGAATACGTTAACTGGAGAAAAATTGAAGCTAATGTCCCCAGCGTGAATCCATGTCGCACCAATTACGCCTGCGCCCTCCATGACGAATCTGCCGAGGTCGGTGGCGTCAACCTGAGCACGAAGACCGATACCGTCCCAACCCAAATAGACTTTATTAATGGCTTGAAATGCGCCGCCGCCTTGCTGTACCGGGGTAAATGACGTTCTGCCAATTACGTAATTGACGGTAGCGGCATCGCTGCCTTCCGCAGGCTCACCAATGCCGAGTCTAGCAGTAAGGCTAAATCTATTAATATCACCATTGAAGAACAAATAATGGGAGCGGCTGCTCCCCATAAATAAGATGCCGTCGCCGCCTTTATTGCCCCAATTGTAGGTCCACAGATCGTGACATGTAACACGGCCCAACCCGGCTAGAATAGAACCATTGGCAAATAGGCTGGGAGCGTGAACAGTTCCACCATTAAAAGTGAAATTAGTCCCGTCGTGATGCAGATAACGAGTATTATCGGCGATGTTAGTAAAGCGAATAGTACCGACGCTAGTATTGTAACCAACTTTTATTTCGCCAGAGGTTTGAACTGCGGCGAGAGTTGAAGAACCGGTAACTATGTGGTTACCTGTAGTCGTCGTTCCAGTGGGATGTATTTGGAAGCGAACAGGGTGAGTAGGAACGGCATCCTTAGCTACGGAAGCATCCGTAGTACCAAAATTTATGAATCCGTTGACCGCGTTGAAGTTTACCTGAGCGCTCCAACCCGCTACGTAATTTTTCCAATTTGCGCCGTCGTGATAAGTATTGAACCCGTTGGCCATAAAGCCGTCATTAGACACTTGCTGAATATGACTAGCAACGTAGGTCAAATTATTGCTGTTCAGCGTCGGAATGAAGGTAGCGTTGCCCGACCCGAGAATCGCTCCCTTCTGTGATACAAGTTGGTTGGCGGTCTGTTTCTCCGTCGACGTAATATTCTTGACCGATAAATTGTTGGGGATAGTCACATCGCCGGTCTGCCGGTTGATCGTAAGCGGATCATCAATCCGTAGCGTGGAATTGGCGTACCGCGTAATGATGAACGGTCCGGCAGTGCTCTCTGGGTTATCGTCGCCCAATGTGAATGACCATTGGGTAGTGCTCTGAATGACCTTCAAATCGAGGATGTTGAAGTTTTCGTTGAGCTTGTTGCCCCAAGTATCAGCCGACGCGCCAATCTCCGGCTTCGTTAGGCCCAACTTAGGAGTGATGGTATCGGCCATTGGTTGATTCCTAGACTAATCCGCCTCTGCGGCGATAAGGCGAGCGAATATATGATGGCTTCGGCGCGACTGGTGGATCATCCGGCGCAATACCCAGCCCGTCGTGGCCCTGGAGAAATGCTGTCATCACGAACTTACCGTCAATCGTCTGTGTAACGGTGTACTCGTTCATGCTGATGGCCCACCAGTTCTGGGGCAGAAATTCTAGCGGACCTTGCGAATTGCGCCATGGATACCATTCGCGCTGTTCGTCGGGCCAGGTGGCGTCAAGATCGGTTAAAGGGTATTCTACAATAGCGACAAGCGAACTACCAGCACCGAATTGGAATTGTAAACCACCACCTGGCGTTGATCCAACGTGTCCGTGGCCGTAAATGGTTTTGCCGATGGGCTGCTGCGCCAACGGTGGACCATTTTTGTGATCAACGTCAAGCGTGCATTGCACATTGCGCGGGCCGATGCCGGTCGTGTAAGCGAAGCCATTAAAATTGGCCCCATCGAGCCAATTGACGCCTGCCTGCACTGCCGCGAGGCATCTGTTCTTAAAGGTGGGATCGCTGGAATGATACCAGCCGCGAATTAGCGCCGTACCCTCAAAGATCGTCCAAAATCCCTGTCCACCCCAGATGTGCATTAGCCCGCGTCGAATGCGGCGGAATGAGCAGTCGGCCTCCGAACGAATTAGCGGAAAAACCTCTGCCGCCTCTATCCACAAGGTACGGAAGTAATCCTTGGCGGCGGTATTGGCACCATCCGACAGGAGATACTCCTGCGGCACCCAGCCGCCTTCACCACCGAAATCCACGGTATTGACGGGGTAGTAACGCGCCAACGCAATCGTCTCGTAGGCCGTATTACCGGTGCAACGGAACATGCCGATGGCGGCATGCTCCCGCGCCAACACGCCATGGTAGGTCTTCATAACGTTTTTGACGTCGGCTCTCTGTTGCGTCGTCCACGACGGGCCGGTAACCAAATCCATCAGCGGGTTATAGAAGGCATCGAATTGCCCGGCGTCGTCCACCTGAATAGGATTGGCCCAATCCCACGCCGCCTGCGCACTGTCGCGCCAGACTGTCGCCGCCGCCGTGAATCCCAGCTTGGTAAAAATGGCAGATATTTTTCCGGCCAGCCCGCAATACTCCAGAGTCGCTATGTGGTCTTCACCATAAGTGGAGATACCAATATCCTTGCCGCCCGACTTGGCCGGGTGCCAACTAGTTCCGACTTCCGGCCAACACCAAGCCTGATCCGCTATGCCAGTGTTAGCCGCGTTTTTCTCGCCATAAGTAAGGCCGCTAACGATGCTGCCATTCGGCTTCTGCGTCGTGCGGTAAAAGTCCGCATACCAGAGCGCCGCGTGGATCAGATCGCCAATGCCGTCGGTGCCAGCGTAGAAGCTGTTGCCCCGCATTTCGTGGACCTTCGGAATGCCGAAGTCCTGAGCGCGGCCCGCCTCTGGCAGCATCTCCCACACATCCAGCATCGAGTAGGGACCCGGCAAGTGGGAGGGACTGCTTCCGATGGAGTCGTCCCAATCTCCGGCGTCTTTGTAACCGCCAAAAGCGTTCGACGGGATGGAAACACCTGTATCCCAAGGCGCATCATGGACACGGGTAATTTGTACGCGCGAGCTTACCGGAATCGCGCCGTAGTTGGATAATCCACCATCATAATTAGTCCACAATTTTGGAAGTTTGGACCGCGTAATATTGACGTTGTTCACCCCCTGCCTGAATGTCGCCGGGCGCGTATAACCGAAGCGTCCATCCACCTCGCAGCCATTCCACTGGTGGTAATTCCCGGCAGCGGCATTGCGTGCGGTGCGATAATGTGCCGTATAGTCGATATGAAATGGGTCGCTGATGCCCATACCGGGAATATGGAGATAATAAATTGATTCAGTACCATTATCGTCGTCAAAGGAGCTATAGTCGAGGCCGTAGACATTGGTGCCGACGAGGTTGGTCTCATGCAACGCAGCAATGAAGGAGTGGCCGGAATACTCACCATAGCCCTTCACCGCTTGGAACACTGGCCATGTGCTGCTGTTGGCCAGCGTGCCATTAAGCGGGTCGCTGGGACCGTTGTGGTATTCGAGATTAAAAGTCAAGCCCGACAAGTTGCGGACGATGTAATACTGGGACGCATTGTGAAGCTGATACCAACTCGGACTGTAGGCTCGCACCCGCATTCCCTCGGTAAGTCCAGTAGCATTGTCGGTGGTGAAGGTGCAAGTTGCGTTGTTGTTCGCTGCCGTGATGCGCCACTTAGTCGTCTGCGAGGCCAGCGCTACACCATCCGGTCGCGTCGTCCAGCCGCTGTACCAATTCGCCTCCGTGGGATGGCTCAACTCGACGTAACCCGATCCGGCGTCCACTTCGGTTGCGCCTAAGCGCAGAGCGATAGACCCGTAGTACAACGGTTCCTTGTTGGAGTTGAGCAGTTGAAACTGCGTTAACCCATAACCACCGGCCATAAAATTTACTGCGCCTTCATTGGGACCTTCAGTCAGGCGACAACAAAGGTAAGCCAACTTCAGGACGTCATTCGGATGGTGGCCAACCGCCGTGCTCTTAATTGAGGAACAACGGGTAACTTTGTCATTAAAGACAAACACAATCGGCGTGGAGGCCAGCTCGTTCGACAGGGCATAGGTTCCGCCAGCCTTGCTCCGTACCGCGTTAACAGGCCAATTGATAGTGTAAGTACCTGCCGTGAGATTGCTAGATAATTTCAGATAGATGTAGTGGACCATCGAGATATTCTTGTGGTCCCCTACACCAGCGCGGAACCCTTGCCCGTAATCGTAGGCTTCGTGATTGCGATAAACACCCGTTATCGTGCGCCCACCAATTCCGCTAGGGTTAGCCGTATTCCACTGCGCAGCTGTCCTGATGTTGGGGCGATAAAGGTAACGGTCAGGCCCGCTATCGCTCTCCTTGGCCCAATCATCGTCCCAACCAATAACCCAGCCGTAATTCCCGCCAAACTCCGGAATAGAAACAGCAGGGCCACCCGCCGAATGTTGGGGTGCAATTTGCTGGTAGCGCCCGCGCACGATCTTGGGGTCGCGAATTTCAATGCGGATCACGTCCGGTGCCGCCATCGTAATTTCTTGCAGCACCATAGACATTTACGACAGTCCCCAATATGATGCTTGATTAGCGTAGACGGCATCCAGCTCGCCCGCTGTCAAGCCCACGTCCCAGAGTATATTTTCGGTCATGTCGCCAGTAAATAGCGCCCCGGCACCATTTGCTATAGTGATCCCGAAGCCATCAGGGCTGTTCCCCGTGCCACAGTTCCTGGTTTCAACTGCGGTGCCCTGTACCTTCATCAAGGACGAAGAACCATTCACCGTGGTGTTGGTCGCCGTCCATAATCCAGTGCGGTCGCCAGTCGAAGAAGACGCGGCCGTCCCCCAATTTACGATAGTGGATACGCTGTCCGTAAACAGACCATAGATGTACACACCAAGCATGCTGCTATACCCGGCGTAGTACAAGACTTTATAAACGGATGATAAAGTCAACGACTGTGAAATCATAGGAGCCAGCGTAGGCGGATCAGCCGTTCTGATGTTAATAGTTGCAAGAAACTTGTCGCGCGCACCGGCAAACCGAATCACCGGATGGCCGTTCAGCACATTGAAGAATAATTCCGGCTGGCTCGCCGCTACCGCCTGCAACATATGCCGCGAATTGCCAGTCATGTCGTAGAGGCGATTAACCCACAATGAGGCACCCACGCCTGCCCAAGCGTCGATAGCTGTTTTGTCGAGGTGGCCATCCGCATCGCAGGCGAAGTCGCTTTCGGCATTGTCTACTTTGCGCAGTCGGATGATTGCGTCGCCTTTGGTAGCATTGCTATAAGCGCGCAGCCCCCAATAACCATAAGCCCCGGTCGGCATGATATCGCCAATGCCGACATAAGTACCGCCGGTTGCCGCCGCTCTCCCCGCTCCGAGTAGTGCCAAACGACTCATTTATGCCGCCTTGTAGCCAGAAATCGAAACATGAACGGCGGCAGCCGTCGTTCCACATTGCGCCAGAATATTGGTGTTGAGTGTTGGCTGTCGTAGCGGAATTGGAAACGCCAAACTGGCTCCGCCATAAGCTGCCGCTGCTGGAATGGCGTACAGCGTAGTTGCACCATCCATAATGTAGACGAATGTACCAACATCATCGTCTCCATTACCGACTATGATGTTGGTAATGTAATACCGCAAATCCGCGCCGGGCGCGGGTAATATTTCTCGCGGCGTAGTATCGTTAATCGAGGAATTCGTGGTTCCGCTAACCGAATCAGCCGCATTGATCATGCTTGGCGAATTTGGACTGACGCTGACCACCAAGGCCGCGTCAGTCGCGAGCGGAGCCGTGGAAGCCGCTTTAATCGCCGCTCCGAGATTGACCGGAAGCGGATCGGTCGCACTGGCATCTACTGCCGTACCTTCCACCCCCCAATTGAGCTTTACTCTAGGATAATGGACTAACCCGATTTCGTCGGATGCGCCCTTCGCGCCCGTACCGGGAGTAAAATCAAAATTATCGACCATATTCTATCCCTTCAAAAGCCAAAGCCAAGGTCCGACCGGTTCTCCCGCATCGTCGTCCGGTGGCGTAACCACGCCTCCCACGATATTCCATTTCTCGCCGTCCCAAGCGTAGTGCTCGTACTCTAAACCTAAGGTTGGATTATCCGGAAAGTTGAATGCCATTACGCCGATCCCGTCTCAACCCATTGGCTCGAACTAGTGTCGTTGTAATAGATGTACATCCCACCGTTAGCGCTATTCCACCACAAATCACCTATTACCGGAGAACTTGGCGGGGTGTCGCTGATTGTAACGTTAGACCCACCAGAACTACCACTACCAGATGAAGGACGTCCAACTTCCACCCATTGCTGCGACGTAGTGTCGTCGTAGTAAATATAGAGGGCACCGGTCGAAGCGTGCCACCACAACATGCCAGGAGCAGGGATGTCTGGTGGGTCATCCGAAATGAACGCCGACTTGACCTGATCGAGTATGTCGAAGTTAATATTCAACTTCTCGCCCCAAGTGTCGTCGGAAGCTCCGACGTCGGGCTTAGTTAGTCCGAGATTTGGGGTAAATTCGTCAGGCATTTAGTTCGTTGGCCATTTCGTTTCTGTTATCGGAACCCAAAGTTCAGTAGTTGTCGCTGCAACCGGGGTCCACCCATCGGAACCCGCCATAACCGGGATCCACCCATCGTCAAGACCAGGTACCGGTACCCATTCGCCCGGAATAGTGTCGATTGAATCCCAATCCTCACCTGCATCAATCCTTCGAGACGTTATCCTGACTGTGAAATCTACTCGACCCTGCATCGAATAGATGTAGTTGAACTGTCCTTGTAAATTCGTATTGAATGACAGTTCGCCAGATAGACTCTGGAACGCACCTAACTGGCCATTGATTCCAACCTGGAAACTCAGGCCTCCCGCAAACCCAGCGGCCCGAATTAAGGACCCTTGGAGATTTACAGGAAATGTCAGCGATGCTTGTAATGTCTGTATTCCTTGCAGCGCCCCTTGGAAGTTAACTGGGGCGCTAAGTGTTCCTTGTAGTAACTGTGGTCGTTGAAACGTCCCCTGAAGATTGATTACAAAGTTTAAGCTGCCGTCGAGATTCCTGAGTCTGCCAAGGCTCGCTTGGGTATTTACTATGAAGGTTAAGCCGCCGTCTAGATTCCTCGTCGCTTGGAGGGCCGCTTGGGTGTTGATTAAGAACCCAAAACCACCCTCTAAAAATACAATACCCCCGGTGCCAAGATCGTAGGTCCCGGCACCATATTTGCCGCGACCGTACTTTCGACCCATTAATTGGTGTCCACCGTAAGTGCATTAATGTCCCATCGAACGATGTCACCAGACGTAACCGCTTTTGGGGTTGTCACCGTATTGTATGCTACCATATTGCCGCCAGATACCGCCGTCCACACCCCGAAATGAGTCACGGTTCCCCAATCGGCGGTAGCAGCCGGGTATTCAACCACAGCGGTGTTCTTGTAGATCGTCGGGTCCGGCCCAGAAGTTTGGGCGAATGTGACAGACTGTCGCGCATAACCACCCGCCGGTATTTCCACGCCGGGCGGAGTTCCGGTGTGCAGTGATAAGTACCGACCCGTCAGCAACGCGTCGAGGACAACTACTTCGCCTGATCCTGCTAATGGCATGGTCTATCCAAATGTTTTGCGGCGAACCGGCATAAGAACGGAACCGCTCGCCATGTCCACCTTGTGCTGCGCATTCATCCCGTTCACCATCCGGACCACTTCCTGATCCCAAACGGGGCTGCGCGCATCTTCGA